AACTTGAAGCTGGGGATCAGTATATTATGCCGATCCAGACAACGCTTGAACCTCGCTCCGACACGCAGCTACTTGCTCTGATGGCGCAGAGACACCTTCGGACTTGCTACGTGGACAACGTAGTAGGGCAAGAGGGCAAGACCCTAATAATTATGACAGCCGACGGTGGAACCCTATGGGAATCGGACTACGATACGAATGAATACTCTGACCTCGATGCTCTTCGCGATGGACTCAACTTCATCCTTGACCAAGAGGAACTATGAGTCACTTCTATAACTGCCAGAACCCATCAGAGCCTCAGTTCGAGGCCGAGGTGGGGACTCCTGCACAGGCTCGTAAAGCTGGAGCAGACGTTTACCCTTCAGTCACTACAGTGCTGGGAATAACTAAGGACCCGTTCCTTGACGAGGTGTATAAACCAAGGATGATTACTGACCTAGCCAGAGAGCATCCGAATCGGACTTGGTCTGACCTTGCTGAGATGGTTTACGGAACGAGACCGCACCCAAAGGATGGAGAGTTAATCCCGTCGCATGAGTTCGGAACATCTGTTCACGGAACTATAGAGCGTATGATAAACCACCACGTTCTAGGCATTGACGAACACCCTGGTCAATCATGCTGGGACAAGTGGGCCATGCCGTTTCTTAACTGGATTGATGACAACAATGTTCAGGCATTGGGCTGTGAAAAGATAGTTAGTCACGGAGGAATCAAGATCGCCGGCTCCGTTGACTTCATCGGAATCAAGGACTCCAGAATCTTTCTCGCTGATTATAAGTGCAGGGTGAATACTAAAGGTAAAGCTAAACGATACCAGAAGGACTGCTGTCAGCTAGCCATTGAGGCTTACATGCTGATGCACCTGCAGAAGTTACCTTACCTGCCAAAGATTCGATCCATCATAGTGGACTGCGAGACAGCAGAACATATGCACTACGAGTGGACGGACGAAGAGAGCCAGTGGGGTATCCGTGTTGCTAAAGCCGCGGCTAGCCTGTTCTGGATGTTAAGAATGCAACCCATCGTAAAACAATAACTATGAACAAAGCACTACCAACTGACGCTAAGGCTCGCAAGACATACCCTATGTATTCTGGCTGTATTTTATACTTCCCTCACGCACTAGCAGCCGTGGCACATCTAAGCTATCTGGGAAACCAGCAGCATAACCCCGGCAAACCCCTTCACTGGGACATGGACAAGTCCGCCGACGAACTGGACGCACTCATTCGACACATCATTGACGAGGAGTGGGATCATGTAGCATGGAGGGCCTTGGCTAATTCAGAAAGAAAAAAGACTGGCAAATGTATATACTCAAATGGGATCACGAAATGATAGAGATTAATTTAACTGATGACGAAGTCATGATGTGTCAGCACATCGGACACCTACGATCGGTGCTGTCCAGGGGCAACAATATTAAGGATAGAAAGCAGTCCAACATGGCTGGTCTGGATATAGATGCCCAAGGTGTTACCGCTGAGTATGCTGTAGCAAAGCACTTGAATGTATTCTTTGACCTCGGCCTCAGCCCTCGAGCTGGGTCAGCCGATGGAGTAATGAAAGGTCACTCCTATGATGTCAAAAGCACTCACCACGCATTTGGAAAGTTGCTGGCAACCCTCAAGGACAACCCCGATGTGGACATGTATATCATGTGCCTCACGCCGGATCGTTGGACAGTAAAGATGGTTGGCTGGTGCTGGAAGGATGAACTAATAAACAAAAAGAACATAAAGGATCTAGGTTACGGAAAAGGTTATGCACTTGAGCAGAATCAACTCCGTCCCTTCAAACAATAACCCGTGAATAAATACATATGAAAACATCAGATAAAATACTAAACATGATCTATACTCAAATCCATGAGGACATAAGCTCTGCATGCGAAGATAGGAGTGGCACAAGCCCGGACTACGGTGAGTTACTCAACATACTGATTGAGGTCAGTAAACTAGAAGCGATAAATCAAACACTTAATGAGATATAATTATGAGCATATCAAACATAGAAAGTAACGTCGAACGCATACAGACTAGGATCGACATGATCCGACAGGAGTCCCGCACCCTATCCTTTCGGATGGAGAGAATGCTTGAGCAGCGTAAGCAACTGACCCAAGAAAAGAATACACTTAAGGACTTACTGAAAGAACTCAGCGCAAATGTATCTGCCTCAAAATAAACTCAAGGACTGGAGGGTTGAACATCAACCCAAGAGCTGCCCCTTGATACTTCGGAAAACTTCGGACTGGGTTGTGGATCATTGCCACAAATCCGGCATGGTCCGAGGTGTAGTATCGAGGGTTGGTAACTCCTTGTTAGGTAAGATAGAGAACTTTGCGTACCGCAGATGCCAGGTGAGCCAAAGCCATTTACCCGCCGTGCTTAGAGCAATAGCGGACTACGTGGAGCAGGAGCAGCTGGATGTATTGCACCCCGTGGGACTGACTCAACTTTCAAAAAGATTTAAATCCTTGACATCCGAAAAACAGAAGGCCACTTTAGTAGATCTAGGGGCGAAACGAAAACAACTCATGGAATGTTCTAATGCCTCGGAACGAACCAAACTATTCCGTGAACTAACTAAACATAAACATGAATAAATTGAATATACATTCAAAACTCAAAGGGATTCAATGGTCCCTTAAAGCTCCTAAGGGGCAGACTAATAAGTTCGGCGGGTACGCTTACCGCTCCGCTGAGGACATACTAACAGCTGTCAAACCTCTGCTCGCTGAGTGGAACTGCACACTTGTTATCACTGACGACATAGTCGAAGTAGGTGGACGCGTCTACGTCAAATCCGCGGCTGTGCTAGCGGATACTGAAGGTGAATACACAATCCAGGCAAACGGATTTGCTAGAGAAGCAGAGACTCGTAAAGGAATGGATGACTCACAGATTACCGGGTCAGCTAGTTCCTACGCTCGCAAGTATGCACTCAATGGACTCTTTGCTATCGACGATACAAAGGACGCTGATGCTACCAACAATCACGGCAAGAAGCCAACAACACAAACCAAGAAGATAAGCCAGCCAGCTAACGCTGACTCGGACTTTGAATTCTAATACCAACCATAATACAATGCCAAAGTACAACAACGAAAACACTGGGGTTCTATTCCCCGAAAGCAAACGTGAGTCGGACTCATCGCCTCACGCCACAGGAACACTTGAAGTCACAGCACCGGGCAAGTACCGTGCGGCGGCTTGGAAGAACCAGAGCCAATCTGGTCCTGTAATGAACATCCGTTTGACCCGTCTTGACGAGGACAAACAGCCAGAGCAATACCGCAGGGATGGTATCCCCAACCAGCCCACAGCAGCTCCTTCCGCCGCCCCAGCGGGAGACGATCCCTTCTAGGGATCACTTGATTATCAGGGGGGAGAGGGTCATGCCTCTCCCCTTTTTATTCTTACTAACTATACGAACCAACAAACAACTAGAAAGATACAATGTGGATACTAACAAAACAATTACACACCTCAGCCTATGTTCAGGATACGAAGGCATTGGGCTTGGACTCAGAAGCGTTCTCCCAACTCTCAGAGAAATCGCTTACGTGGAGAGGGAAGGATTCCCTATCGCGAACTTGGTTGCAAAGATGGAAGAGGGAAAGCTGGATACAGCACCTGTCTTCACGGACGTTAAGACCTTCCCTTACGGAAAGTTTCGTGGATGCGTGGACATCCTCTCTGGCGGATTCCCGTGTCAGCCATTCTCAGCTGCTGGAAAGCGTCAAGCTACTGAAGACCCCAGACACCTCTTCCCCTACATCGCAGACGGAATTAGAGAGTGCCAACCTAGAATTGTTTTCCTCGAAAACGTACAAGGAATCCTCAGTTGCAAGACAGCCGACGGAGAACCAGTTCTCCAATATGTCCTCAGAACATTGGAAGGATTGGGTTATCGAGCAACGGCAGGAATATTCTCAGCGGAAGAAGTCGGCGCGCCTCATCAGAGAAAGCGAGTCTTCATCATGGCCTACCGCAACAGTGTTCGACACGACGGGGGGCAGTTATCCAACAGAGATGGTGGACGGAGTCTACCGAAGCAAGCACAGCCAAGAACCGAACAGCCCTTGGTATGGGGCGAAGCTGAAGGATGCAGTGGAGACTCACGAACAGAACTGGGCAACCCCGATAGCCAACGATGCGAAGGGGAGCGACTACGCGGGGACGAAAGAGAATCCGAAGGCTCTCTATCTGGGGGGTCAAGTGAAGAACTGGCAAACTCCAACAACGATGGACATAGAGAGAACTCCAGAGGGAATGGAAAAGCGGAAGGCTTACCGAGAGAGCATAGGTCGGAAGTATGTGGAGGGTTGCCTAACCGAACAGGTCAAGAACTGGCCAACAGCATCAGCGAGGGACTGGAAGGACACAGCGGGCATGAGTACGGAGAGGGACGGCAAAGCACTTGGCAGAGTAGACCAACTGCCACGAGCGGTTTACCATCACGATGGCCTTCAAGACCAGGCGAACCTCAGCACGAATGGGAAGAGCCAAGAGTCGTGGCCGACTCCAAGAGCAAACAAGGTTCATCCAGAGATAACGGAGAAGAATCGAGAGCATCTAGCCAATCGGAAGAAAGCCAATCTGGAGGAGGACATAGCGGGTCATTGCGGGAAAGCAACGGGCAAGCTGAACCCAAACTGGGTCGAGCATCTAATGGGTCTTCCAGCAGGGTGGACAGACTTAGGCTCTTGGGAAACGGAGTAGTGCCTGCTACCGCAGCCAAGGCATTCATCACATTAATCCAAAGGTTAATATGAGATACATATATATGCTTAACATGGACAACGAGAAGTTTGAGTCCTGCGACGTTGTCGTAAAGTTCTTGACTGATGCGGGTGGGATATTCGATGGATTCACTTCCATCTATTCCAACAAACCGCTTTACTCCGATGACCTTGCTCACCTAGAAGAATGGGTAATGCGGGGCGAGGA